AGTCTCTATTCATGTGCCATGCGGCTGCTGCCGCGCTCACTCAGAACTACAACGTTCTCTACATTACATGTGAAATGGCAGAGGAAAAAATTGCTGAGCGAATTGACGCAAACCTTCTGAATGTACCTGTCAAAGATATTGCAGAAATCCCTCAGGTTCTTTTCACTAGCAAGGTTCAGGAGATTGCTAGGAAGACTCAGGGCAAACTTATTATCAAAGAATATCCTACAGCGTCCGCTCACGCAGGACACTTCAAAGCACTCCTGAGTGATCTTTCTCTCAAGAAAGATTTCAAACCCGACATTATTTTTGTCGATTATCTAAACATCTGTGCGTCTGCGAGGTATAAAGGTGCGATTGTTAACTCTTACACGTATGTCAAGGCAATTGCTGAGGAGTTGCGGGGTCTTGCTGTGGAATGTAATGTACCTATTGTCTCAGCTACTCAAACTACTCGCTCTGGTTATGGCAACTCTGACCCTGACCTTACCGATACTAGTGAGTCTTTTGGTTTGCCTGCCACTGCTGATTTTATGTTCGCTCTTATCAGCACTGATGAACTTGAACAACAGGGTCGCCTCATGGTCAAACAACTTAAGAACCGATACTCAGACCTTGTTACCTCACGAAAATTCATGGTGGGAATTGACAGATCGAAGATGAAGCTGTATGATGTTGCGGATGATGCTTCCGCTATTAGCATCGAAGAAGATACGGGAGAACAGTTCTCCCAATTTGCTGACACACAAAACCGTTTATCTAAATTTGCTGAGTGGAATGTATGATTAATTTCAATAAGTATGAAGAGTTTGTCTCTACTGTTACGTCAAATGCTTCTACAAACTTTGTGGACTTCGCTGACCGTATTGGCGAACTTGATAGAGAGGGTGCCAATATTGAGCGTCTTCTTACTAGTGGCGTTGGGATCAATGCTGAAGGTGGTGAATTTCTGGAGATCATCAAGAAGATGGTTTTCCAAGGCAAACCTTGGAACGAAGACAACAGAGAGCACCTGATCATTGAACTGGGTGACATCATGTGGTATGTCGCTCAAGCAACTCAAGCACTTGAGATCAGTATGGAAGAAGTGCTTGATACTAACATCCGTAAGTTGTCTAAGCGTTATCCTGATGGAACCTTTGATGCTTACATGTCTGAAAACCGTAAAGCAGGAGACCGATGACTGAATCAAGACTACTATCTGAAGTAAACTTCATCCTATTCACTAAGGACTCCTGTGGTCCTTGTGGTCTAGTGAAGCGTTACTTCAATGCTCTCAAGGATGACCGCACAAAACTCATTCAAGAAGTCCACCTAGAAGACTTCAGCGATGAACCCATCCCCGAAGAGAACCTTGCTCTTGCTAAGAAGTATGGCGTGACTGCTACTCCTGTCTTGATTATCACTGACGGAGATGGTAAACTGCTTGAGACCTACTCAAGCGGTATGCCTATCACCCAGAACATTCGTAAGTTGTGGACAAAGTACGGTGTATAGTTTCTGGATCCACCTAGTAGCATTCTTCCAAGTTGTCGTGATGAATTGTATTCAACCTGTCAACTGGAAGTATTGCTATCGGGTGGACCAGTGGTTGATCCCAGATCTCGTAGAAGGATATGAGATCTGGTCTGGCAAAAAAATTCCTTATTCGCATGAGAAAGACTATCTCAATAACCTCCCCTCTAAATAGTTAGACGGGAGGTTTTCTTATGGCAAAAACAGGTAGAGTAAAGTGGGAACACTACTTCAAAGATAGAGAAGTAGAAACTTTTGTCAAAGCAAACAGTAAATCAACTGCGGACAAGAACACCACTAATACTGGTGAAAAATTGACCCACGGAACTCCCATTACAGTTATTGGGGGGAATCAATATTCAACTCGCCTTCCTATTAAGTGGGGAAATAACACTGGAGACTTTCATATTGATTGTATCGATAAACCTGGCAAGACTAATGTCAGGATGCAAATTGAAGCGACAAAACTTATATCATTGGGACATAATATTGTAGTTCCAAACATTCTTGGCATCCCTGATGTAAAGTGTAAATGTTTTAGAACAACAGAAGAGATTGCGAAGTCAGTTCTAAAGGGTTTGGAAGATGAACCATCAGTGCCTGACTATGTGACGGAACAACTTCTGGATTATTTTATGGATAATTTGAATGGAAATTATAATTTCACATGGTCTAAAGCAGTTGTTGATGGTATTAGAAAACAAATTGGAACATATGTTGGGGAGATGTTAGTTGGATATATTGGATTAGCAGGAGCTCCTACTGGACATATGTCTAGTAATATATTGCCAAGAGATATGGATTGTTTTGTCATTCCTGATGATCCGCAGTTTGCTGGCGTGGACTCTCTGTTCTTAGCGAAAGATGGTTCTCAAGTTCCTGTGTCATCTAAGTACGGTAGGGGAGCACTAGCATCTGTTTGGGCGAACATTATCCCAGTGGCAATAAAATACAAGAACACACTGTCAGATTGTGTACTGAAGGACCTTGTGGCATCTGCGGAAGAGGTTGGTGGTGACCCTGCTAGGAAGGGAAAGGAGATAGTATACGAGTATGGAATCAAGCAGATCCTCGGTGTTGACACGAACGCTCCATACGATATCTTCAAAGCATTCAAGTCTGGAAATCTAAAGGAACATGCACCAGTTCTTTTGAAAGCACTTCAGTATGTGAAATCTGGTGGTGATGGAACTGAATCTTCTGCCAAGGTATTGATCACGAATGGAAAAAAGGGTGGTAAGTCTCTCACAGCAATTCTTTCCAGAGGTATTGCTGATAGATTAAATAATGATGCTAAGTCCTTAGCAGAAGCAAAGAGATTGATTGCTGGAAAAGACTTCTACCAGGCAAACTTAGATGACACTAAGTTTATTAAAGGTCAGGTTTATTTTAAAATGAATAAAGCTGCTGACATGAAACTCAGTTTCTCTGGATCAAAAGCATCTACTAGCAACATCGACGCTAGTCAAGGAACCGTAAACTACCTGCTGGCATAATGGCAAATATCAAACAGCTCAAGCACCTGGAACACTTGGAAGATGAGATGCTGAATTACGGCGTTGAGGGGTGTATGGCAGCGGTATCTTTTTTGAAAGAGATCCGCAAGATGTTAGGTCAGCAAGAACATGCTGGGTTCATGCAAACCAAGTGGGATGGTGCTCCTTCTGTGGTGTGTGGAGTAGAACCACTAACGGGTATGTTTTTTGTCGGAACTAAATCTGTATTCAATAAAACAGAACCTAAGATCTGTTTCACGCCAGAAAGTATTGATGAGTATTATCAGGGTGATCTTGCAGAAAAACTGAAGTATTCTCTAGAGCACTTTAGTAAGTTGAATATTACTGGTGTAATTCAGGGAGATCTTTTGTTCACTAGAGATATTAAAAAAGAGAACGTGAATGGAGAACAACTCTACACATTCAGACCCAACACAATTACCTATGGCATTCCTATAGATCATCCCATTGGACAAGCAGCAGGTAGAGCAAAGATAGGAGTAGTATTTCATACCCATTACACTGGTGATGAGTTAGCAACTATGCAAGCTCGTGCTGGTGCAAATGTAGATGGATCTACTGATGTCTTGGTCGTGAAGAATGATACACCAATGCATCGAGTTGGATTCTCTAAAACAGAGATGCAGAAGTTTGATTCATATGTTTCTAAGATCGAACGTATGTGTCGCATCTGTGGAGATTTTCTTGACGAACTAGTCGCTGTCAGTGGAACAACGGGAGACGCCAAGTTTCATATTTCATCTTATCTAAAACAGTTCTTCAACAGTGAGATCAAGAATGCTAGAAACATTTCTAATATTGATGAGTCTTTATATGATCTAGCAAACTTTTATCATGCAAAGATGAGTAAGGAACTTGCCAAGATCAAGACACCTGCCAACCTAGTCAAGAAGCGCAACCTTGTTTATGAGAGTGAGAACTATCTCGTGAATAATGTTTATAAGTTCAAGGCGATGATTGCTTTGTATAAAGAACTACAAGCAGTGAAGCAAATGGTTATAGATAAACTAGACCACCTAGAAGAGTTTAGGACTTTCGTTCAAACTGATAAAGGATATAAGGTCACAACTCCTGAGGGATATGTTCTTCATAAGGATGGTAGTATGATTAAGTTTGTCAACCGTCTGGAGTTTGCATACAATAACTTCACCATCGAAAAGAAATGGCGTTAGACGGAAAGGTTTGCTACTTTACATTTGGTAGGTTTCAACCACCAACAACAGGTCATGCTGAAAACTTTGCTGGCGTAAAGAAAGCAGCGGGCAATCATGACTATCGCATCTACATTTCTCAGACTGTAGATAAGAAAGGTAGCAATCCTCTCCCACCTGATCGTAAGAAATATTATATGGATAAGATGTTTCCAGAACATCGTGGTAAAATATTCTCGGGACCTAAACAACCTGTCGCTATCCTGCAAGAGCTTATGCTTGACGGATATGATGAGGTTGTTTTTTTGGTAGGATCTGACAGGGTTTCTGCTATGTCATTCCTTCATAAATATAATGGAAAAGATTTTTCGTTTAGAAAGATCGAGATTAAATCCTCTGGAAGCAGAGATGCTGACGGAGACACTTTTGCTATATCTGGAACTAAGATGAGAAGAGCAGCATTTGCTGGAGACTTCAAGTTGTTTCGTCAGGGTATACCTAGAGCATTAAATGATAATGATTGTCGCGCTTTGATGTCAGAGATCGTGGCAAACTTGCCTGCTAATTTTAAATGAAAGATTTCAAAAAACTACGAGAAGAAGCACTGCGTCAGCAACAAAGACAGCAGGAAGTTTTCAAAGAAGGTGATGCTGTCATGTCTTCTCGCACAGGAGACAAGGGACATATCCACAGGGTCGGTGGCAACTATGCTATTGTGATTTCTGAAGATGGTGATATGTTCCGTGAGTGGATCAGGAATATTAGATCTATAAATAATACGAGAAGAACGTCCCTACTAAACGATGAAATATCAGAAGCCAATTAATAACGTCAACAGCAACGATGAGTTTTCGTCTGGGTTGATGGAAGCTTATGGTAGATGGATGGGAGGAGACACCTTCCAGAATACCACCATCAGCGAAGCACCTTTCGATGGTATGGATCCTCAG